TTCATCGATAGCTTTAAAAATAAAAAAATTACAAAAGTTTTTATTGAAGAGCCATTGTCCAAATTTACGCGAGGACAGTCAAGCGCATCAACAATTGGTCTTTTGCTTAGATTTAATGGAATTTGCTCTTATTTTGTTCATCAGAACTTAAGCTTAGATCCAATATATTTAAATCCAACATCTGCAAGAAGTCTTTGTGGTTTGAAAATTGTTTCTAAAAAGAAGTCTGGTGGACTATCTCATAAAGAGCAAGCATTTAGGCAAATTTCTTCTAGGGAGCCATTTTTGAATAAAGAATGGCCACTTAAAAGAACTGGTAGAATCAAAGACTATTGTTATGATGAGATTGATTCATACGTGGTTGCTTATGGCGGATTTAACTACAGAGAGCCGACTGAGATTAAGTCAAAAAGAAAAAAGAAAGCTGCAAAGGGTACAAAGAAGAAAAAGGTATCTAATTAGAGTTATGAGCTTACAATTCTATCATTGGAAAAAAGTAGAAGAATGGCTTACGCATCGTCTTCCTGAGTTCTCTGTCGAATACAAGAAGCATAGTAAGCTTCACAGGTTTGTTGGCAAGGTTGCATTCTTTATGAATTACATGACTTTGTTTACGGCTACCTATCCAGATTTGTGGATGCCAGATGTGTCAATAGAAAAACAAAGGATCCCTAATGTTTTGCAGCATGAAGCTGTTCACTTGATTGATCAGGCTACATTTTTCGATATATTTCCGAATGGAAGTAAGAAACTCAACTCTTTAATGTTTTACTTTCTTTACTTCATACCCCAGGTTTTTTCGGTACTTTCGATTTTGGCAATATTTAATATTTGGTGGATTTTATGTTTAGCATTTCTTGCACCACTCCCTTCTCCATTTAGAATGATTTCAGAACTAAGAGGTTACCGAAGAAGTAGAGAATTGGGAGTGGATTTAGACAAGATTGAAAAGAGCTTTACTACTGGAAAGTACTATTTCATGTGGCCATTTAAGCGACATATAAGAAAGCTATTAATGAAAGACTCTCCTTATAAGAAAGAGATGGACCTAATTTATGAAGATTAAAACACTTAGGGAAATTTTCGATCTTGAAAAAACAACATATTTGATGGGGATAGCCTATGAAACTATGGGTTATGAGGAAGATAATCCTGATGGATCTTCTACAAAAAAGGGGTGGATGGTTTCGTATCAGGAATCTGATGTCGATGAAATACGTTCATTTGCTGAAAAATTTATGATTGAACCAAGATCCTCTGAGGACTCAAGAATGAATTGGGATGGTGGAGATACGTTTATGACGGATGAGATGTCTGGCGAAGAGACTTTTTATACAATGCTTGTAAAAAACTTAGATGGTTCTGACCTCTCACGCGAAGAATTCTCTGCAATTAATCAAAGAATCGCTGCTGAAGAAGATGGTGATGAATTTTCTGTAAATACCGACTCGTTTTCGTTACAATACTAGCATGGGCGAAGTCCACGCTGGGGCTGACAAAATAGAGTTTCTAACTAGGGTATTTGGTCAAGTTGATGTTTTCACAAAGGGAAACGTCCAAACCAAGTGCCCTAAGTGTATCGAAGACCATCGGAAATTAGGAATTCCACTAAGAAAAAGAAAGCTTGCCATTAATATTCTTAAATCAGACATATTTCATTGTTGGTTTTGTGGATATAGGGGCCGACTTGTTCATGTTCTAAAAAAGTATTCTACTAGAGACCACCTCATTGAATATATAAAGCGATTTGCTGACATCGCTACACTCACAGTTGAGGACGATGGAACCCCTATAAAAAAGACTGTGAGCCTCCCTAGGGACTTCAAAATGCTTGCCACTCATAAGTGTGGGACAATTGTTGAACAAGCCCATAGATACGCTAAAGAAAGAGGGTTTACAGAGAGGGAGCTTTGGTATTTTAAGGTTGGAGTATCCGAGGAGAAAACTTGGAAACATAGGTTACTTTTTCCATCATTTGATAATAGTGGAAAAATAAATTATATTGTTGGTAGGTCTTGGCTTCCAAATGTAAGGTATTCATACTGGGATACTGAAATGAATAAGAAGAAGATTGTTTTCAATGAAATTAATATTGATTGGAGTAAAGAATTAACAGTGACAGAAGGTCCTATGGATCTGATAAAATGTAATGATAACTCAATTCCATTACTTGGTTCTGACCTGAGTCGTGACTCTTTTCTCTTCGCCCAGATTGTGAAAAATAAAACACCTATTTTGTTAGCAGTTGATCCAGATATGGCATATAAGAAAATGCCTAAAATTATTGATTCAATATTGAAAGCTGGAAATAAAATTAGGGTTCTAGACTATGGATCACACAAAGATGTTGGAGAGATGACAAGAGACGAGTTTTTCATAAGAAGGCAACGTGCAAAGCCTTGGAGTAGGGATACTCTCCTAACTCATAAGATTAGCTCAATCAGTAGCACATTTACGATATAAGGAAAAGCATATGAGATTTGCCCACTTCGGAGACGTTCATTTTCGCCCACTTGTAAGACACAGTGAATACAAGAAGATTTTTAAAGAGTTTTTTGATATGGCACCAAGCCTAAACTTGGATCACATTGTTATATCTGGAGATATTGTTCATGAAAAAACTCAAAGGATAACACCAGAAATCATTGACGTTCTTGTTTGGTGGTTTAAAGAGATGTCAAAGGTTTGTAAGGTTCATGTAATTTTAGGAAATCATGATGGAAATCTCAAGAATGAGAAGCGTCAAGATGCAATTTCTCCTATTCTGACAGCTATCAATAATAAGAACATATTCTTGTATAAAGATTCTGGAAATTATCCAATAGGTGACGACTACAATTTATGCGTATTTTCACCCTTTGATGAAGAGGGGTGGAAGGATGTAGGTCCAACAGAGGACTTGATAAATATTGCTTTGTTTCATGGCTCTGTTCAAGGAGCCATAACAGATATTGGACACGAATTAGATGGTGAAGTGGATCTAAAGTTCTTTGATAGGTTCGACTTTTCAATGCTTGGAGACATTCATCGACAACAATTCTTAGACACAGAAAAGAGAGTTGCTTACCCTGGCTCTACAATCCAGCAAGATTTTGGTGAATCAATAGACCGACATGGTTTTCTTGTCTGGGACATTAAGTCAAAAGATGACTTTACAGTTGTTCATCATGAACTTAAGAACATCTGCCCATTTGTGACAATCCATTGGAAAGGTGATCTAAAGTCAACAATCGAAGAATCACGTGAATACCCAGATAAGTCAAGGTTTAGAATTTATAACGAATACCAACTATCCCAGAAGGATGTAGTTTCAATAAATAATGAATTGAGAAAAGAAAAGCTTTCTGAAACAATCGTTTACAAATTCGAGAAAAAGAAGACTGGATCCGTAAAGAGTGAGATTACTGATGAATTTAGAAGAAACTTAAGAGATGCATCAAGTGTAGTCAAATTGTTGGTTGACTTTCTAGGGAAGGACACATTTTCTGATGAACAGTGGGATAAGGTGTCGGATATTGTAAAAAAATATACGAAGTCATTAAGTAGTGATGGCGCTGCTATGAAGGGAACTGTTTGGTCTCCTCACAAGATTGAATTTTCAAACCTGATGCAGTATGGAGAAGATAATTTAGTTAACTTTTCTAACTTAGATGGCATTGTTGGCATTTTTGGTCCGAATAGGCATGGTAAATCAACAATTGTTGCAGCTATTACATATGCCCTATTCGGAAAGCCAGATCGGGACATTAATCAAAATCATAACCATGGAATAGTAAACTTTAGAAAAGTTCAATGTTTTTGCAAGTTTTACTTTTCAATCTCTGGAACGAACTATCTTATACATAGAGTTACCTCTAGAGTAGAAAAGTCAGATGGGAGACCAGGCGCAAAAAGTGATGTTTGGTTTTACGAAATGGATTCTGATTGGAATGAGATCAGGTCTTTACATGACATCAAAGGAACTGAAACTGATAAGATTATTAGAAGTCTAGTTGGTACAATAGATGACTTTAAGTTGACCGCTCTTGCTCCACAGAGAAAAATGGAGTCCTTTATATCTGAAAAGTCAACAGATAGAAAGAGTCACCTATCAAGATTTAGGGATTTGCAACCACTACAGGAGCTTCATAATCAAGCCAAGTCCGACCTAAAGGACTCAAAGGCTGTTTTGAAATCGCTAACACCTATTGATTGGGAGACCTCTATTGAAAAGCTGGAGAAAGAGAAGGAAAGTCTATCAATCAAGATTTGTGAAGAGGATAAGCTTTTAGACATATTGAGAGATTCCTTGCAAGAGAAGATAAAGGAGCTTTCTGGAAAGGGAGATAGTAAAGAAGTAATCAGCAAAGAAGAGGTATTGGAACAAGAAGAGATTATCAAGACTATTGAGGAGTCTATAGACAAAGCCAACAGTGACATATTAGATACAAAAGTTTCTAAGAAAAAAATAACAAAAGAACTTGAGTCACTTATCGAAGAGAAGAGTTCTATCCCAATTGATAAGATAAAAAAGAAGTTAGAAAAGAAAATCGTCTTAGAAAAAAAGATGGGAGAACTTAAGGAGAAGCTAAAGTCTGAGATTAGGTTTCTTGAAGGAAAAGAGAAGACTGTATCAAAGTTGAATGTTGTTCCATGTGGAGATCAATTTCCAAAATGTCACTACATCAAAGATGCCCATGAAGAGAGTCATAACATAAAGCCACAAAAAGAACTTATATCATCTATTGAAAAGGATCTTCAAAGATGTGAGATGCTAATTGTTGATGATGATTATAAAAACAAGGTAAAAGAGTATGAAGACTTAGACGGTCGTGAAATCTCATGCATAAAGAAACTGTCAGCAATAAACCTAGAAAAAATAGAAAATAGGTTAGAGATAGCTGAAAAGAAACTTTCTATTGAGAAAGAGAGGCTAAAATACTTAAGAGAAAACGTCACAGATGAAGAGGTTGGAAATGAGATTTCTTCACTAAGAACAAAGGTGACTACCATCAAGAAAGAAATAATTGATCTTGATTCTAAAAAAATGTCTTATGCGATGAGGATTGGACAAATTGATTCTGAAGTTGCCAACCATAAAGAAGAGTGGGGAAAGTTTGGAGAAATCAATGAAACATTCCAGATACATGAGCAATTATCAATTGCATTCGGAAAAAAGGGAATACCTAATCACATTATTCGAAAAGATCTTCCTCGTGTAAATAATGAAATAAAGGAAGTTTTACGAGGAGTGTTTACGTTTGAGATCGAGCTTGAGGTCGAAGAAGAGTCTGATAAGTTAGAGATATATATTGACTATGGTGACTCAAGGAGGCCTATTGAGTTAGGTAGTGGAATGGAGCAATGTGTAGCCTCAATGGCTATACGAGTTGGTTTGCTAAATGCCTCAAACTTACCTAAGCCAAACATTCTCATTCTTGATGAGCCATTCAACCAAATTGATGAAGGGCTAACCGATGACGTAATAAGGATGATCGAGTCTCTAAAGAAATGGTTTAAGTCAATCTATATCATTAGTCATAAGGAGTCTGTTAAGGATATGGCTGATTACTTGTTGGACATTCAGAAGAAAGGCAAGGATTCTTATATCTACCTTGAATAGTTATAGATATGGATAATAACAGCATCAAAGAGCTATACAATGAAGGGATATTCGACTGGATATTTGGAGGCAAGAAGAAAAAAACAGCTTTTATTTCCAACTATGTTGACCAGATTATGAGTCTCTATAGGGAGCTGGATAAGGTAAAAGAAGACTATCCTCAAAAGTCTAGAAGAATTAGAGGTAATCTTAGAGCAGCTATGACCGACCTTCAAGACCTTAAGGTTTCAATTGAGCATGGAGTTACAGAGAAACAGAGTTTTATTTCTGACAAAGATTAGATAAGATCCCAGTATGAACTGGGAAAAGATACCAAATGGAAAAATCCAGCGCCAAGCCGCTGGATTTTTTGTTATTAAGCCTGAAAATTTCAGAAGTCCTATACCTCTATTTTGTTTAGTTTGTTCCAATCAAATGAAAAACGTAATAGATTCCAATAGTCACAGAAAGTATGAGGCATGTTTTGAGTGTGTAACAAAGTATGCAGAGCCAAATCGTGAAAAGTGGGAAAAAGGGTGGAGACCAGACCTTTCTAAGGTGGCTTCATAGTTATTATAAAGCGGGAACCTTATGAATTTAGAAGAATATAGAGCACTAGGTGCTGTTATCGATACAACTTGGGGAAGATCTTCAACAAACAATAAGTTTGGACCAACATCTTCTGTCAAAATTTCACTATTAAACCATGAAACAATGGTTATATCTTATACTTGCCTTATCAACTTTGGTCAGGCTCACGAGAGAGAAAGGGAGATGAGACAAAGGAACTCTGATTCTGGTTCTTATCTGGATGCTGTAATAAAGCGTGTAAAAGATGACTTTAAGGCAGCTGCTGGTAGAACTTTAAAGGTTGAGCAAGTTGGTGACGAAGAGGATTGGGAACTCTTAAATTTGGGACAGTATTCTGGGAGAAAAGATGCTTACTATAAGAGAAAGATTATTCTAACAATAGAGTAGAGGGGTGAGCTAGTAATGGCGACTAAATCAATAATATCTCGCCATACGCAAGAGGTTTTGAAGTGTGGCTCTGACCCCTCTTATTTCTTCAACAACTATTGTAGAATTCAACACCCGACTAGGGGGAACATACCATTTGAAACTTATCCGTTTCAAGATGATGCAGTAAAGCAATTCTTGGATCATAAGTTCAATATTGTTCTAAAGGCAAGGCAGCTAGGACTATCAACTGTTACTGCTGCATACGCAGTTTGGATGATTCTTTTTTGTCCAAACAGTAACATCCTTGTTATTGCTACAAATCTTAGAACTGCTAAAAACTTTATTAAGAAATGTAAATTTATAATTAAGAACCTTCCAGAATGGTTGATTTTGTGCGATATTAGTTCAGAGACCGTCCAATCTATTGAGACTAGTTCTAGAAGTGGAGACTCTACTCTTAAGGCAGTTCCAACCTCACCAGATGCTGGTCGTTCAGAAGCATTGTCTCTCCTAATCGTTGATGAGGCTGCTTTCGTAAAGGACTTTGACGATCTTTGGAAGGGTCTTTATCCGACACTTTCTATGGGTGGTCGCGCAATTTTACTATCAACACCAAATGGTACAGGAAATAAGTTTCACGAAATATATACAAAAGCTCGTCTAAATGACAATGAGTTTAATGACATATGCCTTCCGTGGACAGTACACCCAGAACATGATGATAAGTGGTTTGCAGAGCAGACCAGACAGCTTAGTCGAAAAGAAATTGCACAAGAGCACGAATGTGACTTCATTGCTTCTGGTGACACATATCTTGACGTAGAAGTATTAGAAAAAATAAGAAAGATAGTCAAGCCACCCATAAGAAGGCTTGGGCAAGATCGAATGTTGTGGATTTGGGCGGATCCAAAACCACAAAAAAAATACATCTTATCAGCCGATACAGCCAGAGGAGATGGCAAAGACTATTCTGCTTTCATTATTATCGATAGTGAAACAGGGGATCAGGTTGCAGAATATAAGGGTAGATTACCACCTGATAGATTTGCAGAAATGATAAACGAGGTAGGATTGAGGTACAATAGGGCGCTCGTATGTCCAGAAAATAATAGTGTTGGATACGCGACAATTCAAAAGCTGTGTGATCTAAAGTATCCAAGAATTTACAACAACAAGCAAAAAACATTAGATATTTGGGGCTCTATGCTGTCAAAAGCTGATGATCTAATAAAACCATCTGGTGATTTGGGAATCTTTACATCAGGACAAAAAAGAAATGTCATGCTTACAAAAATGGAGGAGTTGCTAAGAAACGTTTCTATCAACATCTATTCCGAAAGAACTTATGCTGAGCTTAGAACATTTGTTTGGCTTGCTAGCAATAAGGTAGCAGCACAGAAGGGTAACAACGATGACTTAGTTATAACATTAGCTATTGGTTCTTGGCTATTAGACACCGTTGATTCTAGTACATTTTCAGAAGAAGATGGAAAATCCCTTATATCCGCTATAACCCAGGATTCTGTAAAATTAGATGAAATAATATCTCCTACAAAGCAGGAAGATTACAGCATATTTATGCCAATCGCTGGAGCAGGCTCAAATAGCTTTAGCGTAAAGAAAAAACAGCCTGCTCAAGCTCTATCTAAACATTGGGCTTGGCTTATTTCATGAAGGATATGTACGAATATAAACTCTTTACCGTAGCAGTTGAAGACTTTATGGACTTTTTATTTAAGAAAAGAGCCTGGAGACTTCTTGATGAAAAGCTGTCCTATTATAAGAACAAGGGGTGGAAAGGTTTCAATATCGTAAAAATAAGTCAGTGGGAAAGACTTGCATATGAAATGTACACCGAATCTAATGATATTTCACTAAAGTCCATAAAGGTCTTTGCCCATAGCTTATCAACCTCTGAGTTTTTAAAATTAGAAACCTGGATTAAGACAAGTAAGCACTCACTAGATGCTTGGAAGAAATCTTCTATAAGCATCGAGGATTCTGAAAAAATCATTCAAGCAAGACTGATTCATCTAGCCTATATGGCGATCGCAGCAAAGCCCATAAGTATTGGAAATATAATGGCTAAAGAGGAATAGCGTTTAGCTAAATACTTATCAGTATGATTTGTCTTCAAGAGAGTCGGTTAAGAGAACTGATTCGAGAGATGTATTTGGGCTCATTACTAGAGAGTGTGGACCATAATAGGAATATTACAAGCCTAATTCTTCAACTAAAAGACTCATTAATGAAGAAAAATCTTGTTTGTAGTACTCAATACATAAAGCCAACACCAGAGAAGAATCATAGAGATTATGGTTATTGTCGAATAAGAATCGATACAAACACAGGTAGGGGAAAATCAATGACCCCTAAAGCTATAGCAAAATCTGTTTGGAATATTTGTTCTAAAATAAATCTAAGCAAATATTTTACGATGGAAGACACTGGCCATGATGGTCGATATTGTGAAGTCGGACTGTCTTTAAAACCAAAATATGTCGAAAAGTATCTTATTTCCTAATATGTTCAACATTCTATAAAATAATAATATACTTTCAGAAAGCAACTATCACATAATATAGGAGCACAAACAATGGCAACAAAACGACAGAATCTATTCTCAAAACTTACCAGACTCTTTAGAGCTGGTCCCGTAGTAAAACGAAAAATCAAAGGTGTTCACACCGGAAATATCAAGTCATCTGCCCTAGATGTATTTCGAAAATCAACCGCAACCGTCTATGGCAATAGCCTAAACGCTTATGGTCAGTACGATAGACTCTCACGTTATGCGGATTTTTGTTTGAGTGGTGATACAAAGGTTCCAACGAACACACCACAAGGGTGGATGACGATCGAGGAAATGGCTGCTCGTCATAGTAGGGGAGAGAAAATTTATGTGTTTTCATATGATCGGAATACGGACTCTACTGTATGTTCCCCTATATCAAATGCATGGATGACTAAGGTGGAAGAGATTATTGAGGTTGAATTTGACAAAGGCTTAAAGTTAAAATGTACCAAAAATCACCCAATCATGTTGAGAGATGGTTCTTATTGTAGAGCTGACGAGCTATCAGCTGGTATGGCTGTAATGCCATTTTATAGGAAAAAATTTAATAAAACACAAAAAAATCCTTACAGATACATCTATTCATTCAGTCGTGGATGGAAACCAGAGCATATTTTGGTCGCAGAATTAAAAACTGGATTGACTTTAAATAAATCAACAGGACTTCATGTTCATCATGAAAACTTTATAGCTGAAGATAATGCTTTAGACAATCTTTCTGTGATGACGGAAAAAGATCATTTGTCGTTACATGCAAAAATAAACAACAAAAGATTTGATGATCCGAAAGCTAGAGAATATATGTCTAAAGTTATGCTCTCTAGATGGTCTGATGGTGGAGATCTTAGAGAAAATCTAGATGAGTCAACTAAAAAGAGGTTGAGCCACCCTAAGTGGGGAGATTGTGTTGATCGACTTATTGACTACAACAAGACTGTTAAACCAGGAAAATTTAATGCAGGAAGAACAGATCAAAAAGGTTCTGACAATGCCAACGCAGATAAAAGCCTAACAGCACAATCTGTATATAATGCTTATGAGTGTGGAATGACATTGGGATCCCTTAGTAAGAAACTCAATACTAGTAAATTTAAAGTACTAAATAGGGTAAAATGGGCAGGATATGAAAGTTTTGATAGTTTTATAGAAAATTATGAAAATCATAAAGTAGTTGCTATACATGAATTGGGTATAAAAGTTCCAGTGTACGATCTGACTGTTCCGAATTATCACAATTTTGCTGTATGTGATGAAAATAGTTCAGGAATTTGTTTTGTACATAATTCAGAGATGGAATACTGTATTCATGGAGATACGAATATTGATACAGTAAATGATGGTTATCAAACTATTAAGGAATTAGCTGATAAAGGAGTCGATAAGGAATTTTTAGTATGGTCATGGGATCCTAAGTTAGGTTTGTCAACACCAGTTTGGGCAAAGCAAGCAAGAAAAACAAGAACAGATCATTCTTGGAAAATTACGTTTAATAACGAAAAGCATATAATTGCAAGTTCCAATCATCGTCTAATGACGCAAAATGGCATATATGCAAAGGTTGAAGACTTGTCTGTTGGTGACTATGTAAAGGATTCAACTAAGGTTGTAAGATCTGAAATGGAAGCTGTTCGATATAAAAATAGGTGTAGTCATAAGATACCGGACGAAGATTTTATAAGACTTGCAATGCAAGAAAGTTCAAATAACTTACTTGGTTTTAAGAATTTTGTGGATCAATTATCAGATTTTGGTTTTCGTGGTGGAGATAGTCCGGCGTCAGACCTAGCGATGTTTCGTCGTCACTATGATTTTGAAAGTTTCAAATCCGATCCTTATCATGGATTTACTGAAATAGAGTGGACTGATGGTCTGGAAATTGTCTCTATTGAATATTATGGTGAGATCGACCTTTATGATCTAACTGTTGATGGGTATAAGAATTTCGCTACTGACTCTGTTATTTCCCATAATACACCTGAGATTGCGAGTGCAGTAGACATTTATGCTGATGAGACGGTGGCGAAGGATGACAAGGGAAGGTCACTACATATTCATTCAGAGAATCCAAAAATTAAAAAGATTTTGGATGAATTATTTTATGATACTTTGAACTTTGAATTTGTGAATAGGTCATGGGTTCGAAATTTGTGCAAGTATGGTGATCACATGCTTTTATTGGATGTAGCGCCAGGTTACGGAATTATCAACGCCCACCCAATCCCAGTAAATGAAATTGAAAGAGAAGAAGGATTTGATCCGAACAATCCATTTGCAGTTAGATTTAGATGGGTTACAGAAGGAAATCAGGTTCTTGAAAACTGGCAAGTGGCACATTTTCGTCTTTTAGGAAATGATACATTCTTACCATATGGTTCTTCTGTGTTGGAGCCTGCAAGACGTATTTGGAGACAGCTCGTTATGGCTGAGGATGCGATGCTTGTATATCGTGTCATTAGAAGCCCTGAGAGAAGAGTGTTTTATATTGATGTTGCAAATGCTCCACCGAATGATGTTCCTCAAATTATTGAGAATGCAAAAACGACACTTAAGTCACAAGAGGTTGTAGATAGTACAACAGGAAGAGTGGATCAGCGATATAATCCATGGAGTGTAGATATTGATTACTTTATTCCTGTACGTGGAGATCAGACAACAACAAGGATTGAGACATTGCCAGGTGGTGCGAACACCACAGCAATTGATGATGTTGAGTACATCCAGAGAAAGTTGTTCGCGGCACTAAAGGTTCCTAAGCCATATTTGGGGTTTGACGAAGGTCTTGGCTCTAAGGCTAACTTGGCTCAAGAAGATATTCGTTTTGCAAGATCTATTCAGCAAATTCAACAAGTTGTAATTGCTGAACTTAATAAGATTGCGGCTATTCACTTAGCATCAAGTGGGTTTGATGGGGAAGACTTAATTGATTTTAGTTTGAGTTTATCAAATCCTTCGACTATGGCTCAACAGCAGAAGCTAGAGCTTATTAGAACTAAACTAGAGATAGCTGGGACACGTCCAGAAGGCCTATTGTCGGACAGGTATTTCTATAAAGAAGTTTTTGATATGACAGATGACTATATTGAGAAGCTGGAAGAGGATCAGGTTAGAGAGCTTTTGAGAAAAGCTAAACTTGAAGACTTTGGAGGCGATGGTGATGGTGATGGTGGATTTGGTGGTGGAGGTGGCGGAGGCTTTGGCGGAGGCGGTGGAGGGTTCGGAGGAGACCTCGGAGGAGATGATTTTGGTGGAGACCTCGGAGGAGGACTTGAGGATGGAGGGGATGCTTTCGATCTTGGGGATGAAGGTGGTGACGAAGACGGTGGCGACGATGAAGGTGGGGATGAAGAGGATCTGTTTGCAGATGAGGGAGAGAAGGATGGAGAAGTTCTATCCGATGGTGAATTCTTTATATTGGGAGAGGATGAAGATGATGAGTCGTTTGAATTTACATCTGAAACTGAAGTTGGCGCATACGTCCCAGTGGTCAAGCAGAATCAATTGGCTAGATATAAGCATAATAATCGAAGACCTAGTAGAACGAAGGATCGAGGACCTAAGGGACTGAAGACACCAAACCCAGGAGACCCATTAAAGCACGATGATCCGCACTACAAGGATGTTTATGGAGATAGGGTATTCAAGGGAAGTCCGTTTAAATTGACTGATTCTGTTGAAAGATCGATGTCAAAGTTGGAAGATGTTGAAAATAAACATACTAGATTGAATATGCATATTCAAGATGCTCTGAAATCGCTTCCAAAAAGCATAAATATAAGTAAGGATTCAAAGAAAGTTCTTAGTAATCTTATAATAGAGTCAGATGAGGATGAATTCAAAATAACAGGAGATGACGAATAATGATAAGGCATAACAAAAAGAGAAATACTGGTCTTCTTTACGAATTCCTTGTTCAAACGATCTCTGACGCAATACTGGAAGAGAATGAGGATAAAAAGAAGGTGGCTCATTCAATTGTCAAAAGATGTTTTTCTAAAAATACAGAGTTGTTTAAGGAATTTCGACTTTTTCATTCATTATTTGCTCACACAGTAAAATCTGAGTCAGTAGCTGATTCTATTCTTGAGGCAGCAAAGCAAGCTTCTAGAAAGTATGATAAAAATAAACTTGATCATGAGAAGTCAATGCTTATAAGAAGCATTAATCATAAGATAAATGATAGAAAATTCTATGATAAAAGAATAAATGAGGGAGAGTATCGCATTTATGCAACTATCCAAACACTTCTTAATGAGTGGAGATCTGATGATGTTGAAGACATTGTAAAGGTAGCTCAATTTGAGCAGACATTGAAGGAGTGGTTACTTTCAGAAAAAAAAGTAACAATATTAGATGAAGAGGCAATCAGAAGCTCAGATCCTCTTGTTGAAAAACTGATGACAAAAAAGTTGAATGAGAAGTATAAGAACAATCTTACATCTGATCAAGCAAACCTTATTAAGTCTTATGTTTTTGAAAGTAATAAGGATTTAGTATCTGCTCATCTAAAAGGCATTAAGGATAACGCTCTTGACGAGATTGATTCTTACTTGCAAAAAAATGCTGGTAAGAATGTCTATTTAGAGAACAAGTTAGATAAAGCAAAAGAATTGATTTTGTCAGAAAATGCTGACGGGTTAGTTGACGATGAGAAAATCGAAAGATTTTTAGATATTGCAAAGCTAAAGTATGAGCTAACCAGCGGGAGAAGCTAATGGCGAATCTATTAAGAGAATATAACAATTTCGAATATGAAGTAATTAAAGAAGAGGTGGAGGGTGGTAAGTCAAAATTCATCATGAAGGGAGTACTTCAGCGTGCTGGGACTCTTAATCAAAATGGAAGAATCTATCCACGAGAAGTCTTGGAAAGGGAGTTGAGGAATTATCAAAAACTCATTCGTGAGAGACGCGCAATGGGAGCACTAGATCATACAGATAGTTCAATCATTGAGTTGAAGTCTGTTTCTCATATTGTAACTAAAGCCTATTTTGAAAAGGATGTTGTTTATGGAGAGGTTGAGATTCTACCCACGCCTCATGGTGAAACGCTAAAGAGATTAGTTGAGGCCAATGTTACTGTTGGGATTTCGTCTCGTGGAGTTGGAAGTACGGCTACAGACCATAATGGTTACAATATTGTACAGGATGACTTTCAGTTAATCTGTTGGGATTTCGTCTCAGAGCCATCAACCCCAGGTGCTTTCATGATGAAGGAAGGTATTGAAATATCAGATCAAGAATTGAAAAGATTCTTTAATGAATCAGATCGTATTGATAGAGCAGTAAACAATCTTTTTGAATGGGATAAACTAAAGGGAGGTAATCAATAATGGGATCATGGCCTTCACCCGGACTTAACTCCGTACAAGAATATCAAGTATCTGCAACCCCATGGGTTACAGGATCATTAGCTGTTGATGGAGCAAAAAAGATTGCATTACCAGCAGTTTCTCAATATTTCATTGTACAGAATAAGGGACCAGCAGATTTGAATGTTGGATTTACAGCAGATGGTGTTGAGATTACAAGCAATTTCTTCACCGTAGCATCTGGAACAGTCCAACGCTTTGATACAAGAGTTAGGGACATCTTTCTAGAATCGTCAGGGTCTACATCTATAGATGTATTTGCTGGTCTTACTAGTATTCCTGTTAGATTTTATCAACCATTAACTGGAGCATTGAGCGTTATTGGTTCTCAATACTTACCTGGAGTTTAAAATGAAAGCATCAGATTTTAGAGAATTAGTAAGAGAAACATTTTTATACCTTTTGGAGGAAGATGAGGAATTTCAGTTAGAGGTTTCGGATAAGTTACAAAAACTAGGAGTTTTATCGGAAGCGAAATATTCTAATATTCCTGATGATCCTGACTTATTAGAAAATCTAACATTATTGGCAGAAGGAAAAAGCCTCCAGATGTCAGTTGGTGGAAAGAAAATCAGGTCTCCAAAATTAAAAAATAAAAAAGATAGCAGAAAGTGGGCTAAAACTATTTATGAGAAATTTGGTGGAACATGGAATTCTTCATCATCACAAT